GAAAATGCTGCCTTCGGTGGCGGTGGCCAGAAATTCGCCGTCCTTAACGCTGCGGCTGACGGGACAAGGGAAGTGGTGGCCGCTGTCACGGGGATCAAGATCCGCGTCCTTGCCCTCGTCGCGGATCAGCAAGCGGATGCTGCTGCGACATTCCAGTTCAAGAGTGCCACCACGGCCATCACGGGCGAATTGGTTTCAGCCAACACCAAGATGCTCGTTGTGTTGCCGTTCAGTTCTGCTGGATGGTTTGAAACGGCTGCCGGTGAGGCATTGCAAGTGACAACTGCCGGAACCAACGTGACTGGGTGCCTGGTGTACATCGAGGTTGCGGGTTGATGGGAGCGATTGATGCCTCGCCCACATGCGCGGGAACTGGAATTTCCAGTCGGCGGGATTGTCGAGGGGTTGGCCTACGAGGACCAGCCTCCCAAGACGACCGTTGATGCGCAGAACGTCCGTCCGTTCCCGGCCAGTTCGCCGGATGTTGCTACTGGTCTCAACTCGAAGTCATCGGGTCGTGACCGGGGTGGCCAGCGTGCGGGGTTGACCAAGTACAATTCGTCCGCGCACACGACCAACGGCAGAATCCAGGACATCAATCACCTGATCTACCCGCAGTTCCAGGCGGTGCAGGGACGCGGGCATTCGATCATGGCGGCCAGCAGCGGCGGCTCTGGCATCCTGGTTGACAACCTTGGTGCCCAGGTCGGCAGCAATCTTGGCGCAGCGGGAGAGACGTACAACCTGTCGATCTGGGGCCGGGACGGTTACGCCTACCTCGCCACGATCAACGGTTCGCACCAGTTGATTCTCCGCAAGTACAACAAGAACGGAACGAATCTCTGGGACTGGACGGCGGCGGATTCTCCCGTCATGGCCCTGACATCTGCGACACGCCAGGTTCGCGGGATGACCGTCTGGGGCAACATCCTCTATGTCTGGCTTTCGGATATCAGCGGAGTGACCGGGGAGGCGATTTATCGCATCAAGACCAGCGATGGTGCGATATTCGATACGACCAGCGGTGACGGCTCGCAATCGGATTACTGGTTGCTTTCGGAAGACCAGAGTACGAACAATTTCAAGGACTTCTACCCGTCCAGTGGAAACACGACCAAGGTTCAAAACCTTATGGTTTCCGACAGCGGGATGCTGGGGATGGTTGTCGTCAACGACAGTGCTGCCGCCCGGGAAGTCAGCACGACGGGGACAACGACGGCGACGATCAGCGCGACGGCATCCGCTTCCACCGTGCAGACGGCGTTGCGTGGGGTATCGCACCTGGCAACCGATGGTTCCGACGTTCGAGTCAGTTGCACGGGTGGGCCGCTCAATACGGCTGCGGTGATTGCCGAATTCACCGGGACGCTGGGTTTGCAGGACGTGGCGATTCTGGTCAAGGGCGGGTCAGTCGCCGGGAGCATCACCATTGCCGTGACCCAGATCGGCAACGCTTTTCAGAATACGAAGATGTCGATTACCAGCAGCACCGGCAGCGGTAATTTCACGATCACGCACGATCAGCGGTTGTCGCTGCAGTTGATGGATATCGAACTTGGCAAGCAGATCATGTGCGTCGAGTTGATGAGTTACGCGCCTTATGCGTCGGGCCAGTCACCCAAGCAGACCAACCAGGAGTTTGATATTAGCTCTGACGGGATGGGAACTTTCTACACGCTAACTCGGACGATTCCCGACATCTCCGGTGCCGCTTCTACTTATAGTCACCAGGTGGCGAAGGTTACGTCGGCTGGTGCCGTATCCTGGACCCAGACGAATGCGGGAACGACCAACGGCATTACCTACGATCCGGTCAATGGTCGTATCGGGGCGGTTGGGGGCAACGTCTATGGAACTGGCGCATCGTTTGCGACCATCCAGGTCAGCGATGGGGCAGTCATCAATTCCCAAGACGCGAACAGTACCACGACGTGGAATGCGATCGATGCTGACGAGGAGGGCGGTTTTCGCATCTTCCGTAACAACGTCAGCGACAACATCGTCCGAATGACGAAGGCGACGACTCCGGCTGTCGATTGGGTGGCAAGTCACGGTTCCAACAGCCAACTTGGTGCGACCTGTTCGGCGTCTTATGCACTGGACATGGAGAATGCCGTTGCCCAGCGGATGACAAAACGGATTGCCGTCTGTTCGGGCATCGTCAAGGAATTCGATGACGAAAACTGGTACACGGTTGCCAGCGGGGGCGATTTCTCTACGCCGGCCTTGGACAGAAATGCTCCGGTCATCTTCTCGACGCAGATTGGTCAAAACCTGTTCTTTGCTGACGGCAAGAACATCAAGTATTACAACGGCCAGACGGCTGCGATGACGACCTGGTCGACGACTGCAGGTTCGCTGCCGGTGGACAGTGAAGGTCGATACGCGACACTCATCGAAACGTGGCGGGGCCGCGTCATCCTGTCGGGAGTCTCAGGTGACCCGCAGGAATGGTACATGTCGAAGATCAACAATGCCTTCGACTGGGATTATTCTCCATCAGTTCTGACCGAAGACCAGGCCATTTCTGGAGTGAATGCGCCCGCGGGCAAGTCTCCCGACGTAATCCGGTGCATGATTCCGGTGAGCGAGGACGTGCTGATCTTCGGTTGCGACCATTCGATCTGGCAGATGAGTGGCGACCCGATGCTGGGTGGCCGGCTTGACCGGGTTGCCGAGGGTGTGGGCACACCGTGGGGGCGACCGTGGTGCCAGGATTCCTCAAAGAACTTCTATATCTTCGGTACACGCGGCGGCGTCTATCGCGGTTCGGTTGGCCAGGGGATTGCCAAGATTACGACCGGCAAGATCGAGGAGCGACTGGCTGCAATAAATCTGGATACGAACCTGATCCGAATGGCTTGGAACGAGCGGGAACGTGGCGTACATATCTTCGTCACACCGTTGACCGTTGGTGACAGCAGCGTCGAGCATTATTTCTACGACCTGAGAAACGATTCCTGGTGGATCGACAAGTTTGCCAATACTTCTCACGATCCGCGAGCGATTCACGTTTTCGACGGTGACACGGCCAGCGACCGGACGATTCTCCTGGGCGGGTTGGACGGATACCTGCGGAAGTGGGACTTGGCCGCCACCGATGACGACGGGACAGCGATAAGCAGTCACGTTTATCTCGGCCCGATTACCGCGAGTGGACCGTCTGCCGTGCGGATCAACGAGATTCGCAGCGTTGTCGGCAAAGGATCGTCGAACGTGACGATGTCGGTGTACCGCGGGGACAATCCCGAGGATGCGTACAACAGTTCAACGGCATTCTTCACGTCAACGCTTTCAGCCGGCAGCAACGCAGCCGAACGTCGCAAGGCGATTGCGCACGCCGTCTACCTGCAATTCGGCAATACGGCAGCCAGCCAGGCGTGGGCGATGGAGCATGTCGAATGCCACTACACCGAAACATCGCCCCGGTTTGCGAGGACGTTCTAGATGACCAGTACAGTTTCCGCTGCCACCCTGACGGTCAAGATTACCGAGACGATCACGCTCAACGGTTCCGACCAGGGTGCGACAAACACGCTGACCATTGCATCGGTCAACGAGGTGATGAAGCGGATCATCACATGCAGCGCATCCCAAACCACGACGATCGCGGAGTTTCGCAACGATGTCTACGAGGCCGCCGGGGCCATCGACATTGAAGACTCACGGTACATTCGGGTCACGAACCTGGACGACACCAACTCGGTTGAGATTGCCGTTGTCACGGTTGGGACGACTTACCAAGTGAAGTTGGACCCTGGTCACAGTCATGTACTCGGCAGTGCAAACGACCTGATGCTCGCGGAAGCGGATACCACGCCAAGTTTCGGGACTATGGCTGACGTGAACAGCATCAGGGTCAGGCCCGGGGCGAGTGCGGTCGATGTCGAAATCTTCGTAGCGAGCATCTAATGGGTGTAATCAACCGCGGTTACGAGCAAGGCCGATTCGTCGATATGGCGGGTGCTGGCATTGCGCGAATGCGACGGGCGCAGAACAATCTCGCCGGGAAACACTCGGTACTTCGTGAACTGGGTGTGGGGACCAACGATCCTGAAAAGAGTTTGCACGTTCTCTCCGAGCAGACCGGCGGTGCGGTTCTGATCGAGCGAATCCAGGACACAGCCAATCCGGCTGGACTGTTCCTGCGCAAGTCTCGCGGAAATCTCGACGCTAGAACTGTCGTCAGCGACGACGACAACCTGGCCAACCTCCAGGTCGAAGGTTACGTCGGCCCCAACAACGGGTACGAGACTGTTGCCGACTTTCGTTTCGAGGTGGACGGCAGCGTTTCGGATGCCTCCTATGGCGCACCGATGCGGATGGTCCTGAAGTTGGGGACAGGTAGTGCGTTGACCGAGCGACTGCGGATCGACAGTTCCGGCAACATGGGCATCGGGAGCAACGATCCAAAGGGCAAGCTGGACGTTGCTGGAGTCTTTGCAATTTCGACAGAGGTTTCGACACCGTCTGCAGAGGCGGGAATCGGCAAGGTCTACACGAAAACGGACGGGAAGCCATACTACATCAGCGGTGATATCTCCGAGACGGACATGCTGGCTGACACCAACACTTGGAGAACCGTCACCGCCGGGGGTAACACTCTCAGCGTGAGTGAGACATTAGCATTCACCGCCGGGACGGGAGTTGCCATCTCCGAGACCGGTGGAGCGGTGACGATAGCCAGCAACCTTGAGGGAACCGAGTTGATTTCCACGGGTGAAGGCGGGGGCAGCAAGTTCTTGCGCGAGGATGGTGACGGTACTTGTAGTTGGCAGTCAGCCGCTGGGGGCGG